TCTAATCCACGAATTAGTCCTAAGATTTCCATTTGATTATTTGTATATCCACAAAATGCTTTACCATTTAGCATTTCATAACCTTCACATTTTGCATAATATGCGTATGCACAAACTGATTTATCTTTTCCATTGCCACGGCTAGCACCGTCTGAATAAAGCTTGATACTTTTGGCGGTCCCTTCGAATGCATTTCCAAAGCCTTCATAGACATCCACATTTGTTCCCTCCTAATTTAATTTATAATTCTATTATAAACTATTTCATCGAACTTGTACATACTTCTCAGAAAATAAATTCACCATTTTTCATGATAATTTCACTATTATTCGATTCTTGTTTTTCCTTAACTTTTTCGGTTTTTTTATCTGCAACTTCTTTACCATCAAAAAAGTCAATTACAATCATTGGATTATCGTTCCAATCAGTCATAATTTCACCAGCAATATCAAAATCAAAATTACGACTAAATCCATTCTCCAAGAATTCTTTCAGGGGCGCTCCATTGAACATCATAAATTTAATATTATTCCAATAAAATGAAGCTGTTTTACCTCTTGAAGAAATCTTGCTTTTTGGTATAATTAAATCTTTAAAGCCTAAAATTGGATTTGGAATTTTTCCACCAAATACATCTTCATAATCATTAATATTTACAATTGAATTTTGAGCACCATTATCTGAATTTGAAAACAAAACATCAACGTCAATTTCTTGTGCATCAATATTGAAATCATAATTTTCAAATTTCTTAATAATCTTGTTCAAATTTTCAGTTTTGAACTCAACACCCGCAGCTTGCTCATGTCCTGCAACAAAATTAAATAAATTAGACTGCTGCAAAATTGTCTTGAATGGTAATGTACCTGGAGCACGCAATGAACCATTGTAAATTCCCCTATTAAACTCATGAACTAAAATTACAGGTTTTTGAGTTTTTGCCATAATCTTATTTGCAATTAATCCAATGACTGAACCTAAATTTTCATCATCTTCATCTAAATATCCTAAAACAAAATTCTCATTGCTTAAATATCGAATATTTTTAATTGCATCTTTAACAAATTTATCTTGCTTTGATTTCAGTTTATCAAAACAATCCTTTGTATATTCATAATATGTCCAAGGAATATCTACGTGATGAAATTTACCATCAACTTTTGATTTGCGCCTCTTTGTGACAGTGATAAATTTACCATCTGCTTTATTTTCAGAAAGTGCATTCAATAACATTTCACGATTTTCCATGCTTCCAATTCGTGCAATTGCATTGATTCGAGGAATAATTGAAAATGATAATTTGATTGGTGCCAATGGACGCTCATATTCACCAGGAAAATACTGCTTCAAAAACTTATTATCAATATTTTTTAATCCATCAACCATAATTTTTCTAATTTCTAAATTTGAAACATCGGCACAATCAGCAATTTCGCCAATAGCAAACAACGATTTTGAAATTTTATAATCCTTATTTGTAATTGCATTTAATGTTTGCAATGTCTTATAAACCATTCCAACACCAGTTAATTCCTTATTTGGATTATCATTACAAGATGCCATATTATTGACCAATAAACAAGATGAACTGATATCCTTTTCAAAAAATCGTTGTGCAGGTTTTTCAATATCATGATGGTCCATGATAATAAAACTAATTCCAGCATCTTTTAATTTTTTCATATAGTTAACATCATTTGAACCTGCATCTGGAACAAGTATTTGTTGTGGCATGTCTTCAGTGAATTGGTAATTTTCAAATAACTTACAAAATCCATGTTCTTTATGAGACGAAATAATTGGAATTAAGGTTGACTTTGATTTTTCAGTCTTAATCTTTTGATTAAGATATTGATATAGCATTGCAGAACTGGTATACCCATCTGCATCATCATCAATCAAAATTCCAATTTCAACACCCCTATTAATCCACAAATTGATAATATTCGCTGCAGTTTCCATAAATTTATAATTATCAGCATTTGTCATTGGACAATCGTAATCTTGAATATCAACAAACCGATTGACATCTTCCACTCCATGATTTTCCAAAATATCCTTTACAATTTCATTTGATGCACATACCTTATCTCCATACTGTTTTAACTTTAGCAAACTGTTCATCCTTTCATAACATAATTCTATTTTGTATTAATTTTGAAAATACATTAAATCCTTTATCAATTGGACTATCTTTGTACTCCAATAATCCAAATTTATCCCAAACAATTGAAACTTGACATTGCATTCTAATATCTCTCACCATTGAAAAAATTTTCTTTGCATACAATTTTGACTCATTGTCATAATCATTTTTAAATTCCTTGTCAAGTGCAAGGATAATTTCATTTACCCCTAAATCTGATAATAATTTTTTTTGAATCTTTGTAAAATTTGAGCCAAATAGTGCAACTGATATGTTATTATCACCTAAATAGCCGTCCAATTTCAACACCGACTTCTCTCCTTCAAATAAAATTGCTTTTTTATTGTTTTTGATATTTTTTTGGTTAATATTCAAACCATACAGAGAGCTTCCTGTAGGCCATCTGAGGACTTTTCCATCAAAAATAATAGGATAATATTTAGAACCTCCCTGGGATAGCCTGGTGAGGTCAATATCCCGACAACGAATTCCAATTAATTTTCCATCGCTCCGATATGTGGGGATGATAATTCTATGATTTAAAATATCAAATCGAATATTAAACTTGTCCATTGAACGCTCTGTGATATTTTCATTTAACCAGGACTGTGGATGTTCACGATAAAATGAATCAATGATATTATTCGAAATTGGCGCAATCTTATTTTCTTCAATATTATTGTCCTTTTTAAAATATTTTTGTATATCATCTGATGGAATGTCAATATCTTCTTTTTCAACATCATTCGCAATAAATCCATTTTCTTGAAAGCTACTAACATCAAAGAAATCTTTTAAATAATTAATTGCTTGACCATAACTATAATCAAAATGATGTTCAATAAAATTGACAATAGACATACTTCCGCAATGCGTAAAACACATAAAATTGCGACCATCTTGATAATAATATAATTTTCGTTTATGTCCATGATGGCAAACTGTAATTCCTTCAATGACGTTGTCATTCATAATTTTTGGCTCAGCTTTTAGTTGTTCCATTAAATGATATACAGATTTAATTGTAAGCTTGTCTATGATTTGCTGAGTGATTGTCATCTAATCGTTCCCTAAAAAATTATTTTTGAATCAACATCATCTTTTTTACCATCTTGAACATTGACTTTTTTATTATGTTTAATAGTCGTTGCCGTAATCATATCAATGTCATCAATAATTTGGTATTGATAATCTGTAACAAACAATGGAATTTCTCTCATATTCCCTAAATCAAGTTGTGTCCAAATTACGATATGTTTTAAACCAGCACGATTCTTATAAATCCAGTGACAATAATCAGGTTCACGATTGTTAAATCCTTCTTGGATAATATCTTTCAATGCATGCAAATCTTTCTTTGTTGGTCGTGTAATGATGACACCATAATCTGCTTTGTTGATAACAGCTTTTGAACCAGAAATTGCATACTCAGTTCGAGATATTTCAGGGTCTTCATCTTTAATATTTCCGTTAACTTGCGTTCCGCTTCGAACAAAAATATCATATTTAGCTGCAAATTTTTTCATTGCTGTTGATAATTCTGCTAAAACTTCATCATTTCGCATATTTTTTCCATATGACAATTCAATTGATTTTGATAATTTCGCATTATTTTGGATGTAATCAAAAAACAAATACTGAATATCATGATTGACTTTGTATTCTTGAATCATCGCATCAATGTCATCAATTGAAAATTCCTCAATATATTCCACATACAATGGACTTTTCTTTAAAATTTCGCCAGCTTCATGTAATCGTTTAATTGTAGAATCATCAAAATTACCATTGTCCAAATCATGAGTTTCAATTCCACTAACAAAAGCCAACGACATTTTCTGTAATTCTGCTTTATCCAATTCAGTTGATACGAACAAACTTTTCATAACTAATGGATTATCAATCCAACCTTTGCCAACTTCATACATTTTTGTGCACGAAATTGACAATGCATCCATTAATGATGTACGAGTTTTACCTGTCCCACTTGATGCTGAAACAACCATATACTTTGATTGCCTCATACCTCTAAATAATGAATTGTAAAATGGATTTCGGAATGGATA